AAGAACGAGTTAGAGGATAATCTTTAAAAAATTATACTATAAAATTATACTAAAAAAGTCACAAATTTAAATTTGTGACTTTTTTTTATTAAAACGAATTGCCACATTTTTGATATATAAATAATATGATAAAGGATAATTATATTAAAATACAAATAAAGGGTTGTAGAAAATTATCAATATTTGAGAAGTTAGGATATGATATATCAGGAGATTATATTATCATAAAAATAGAACATCTCAATAAAGGTTCAAGAGAGTTAGTTGATGTAATATGTGACTTTTGTAATAAAGAAGTTAAAATATATTATAAAGAATATTTAAGAAACATATCAATAGGACATAAGTATTCTTGTTGTAAAAAATGTGGAACATTAAAGGCAAAAGATTCAAATAACTTAAAGTATGGTGTTGATTATCCAATGATATTAAAAGATATTCAAAATAAAACTAGAAAAACTAATTTTAAAAAATATGGATTTGAATACTTACAGCAATCAGATTATATAAAAAACAAGACTAAAGAAACAATTTTATCAAAATATGGAGTTGATCATGTTTCAAAATCCGAAGAAATACGGTTAAAAACATCAAAGATAGCTCTAGATAAAAACTATATCAAATATTTAAATGAAAACAAATCACTTTTCAAATGTGATTTAGATAAGGATCATCTATTTGAAATAGACAATGATAACTATTATCATCGAAATAAATCAAATTTAAAAATTTGTACTATCTGCAATCCAATAGGAGAATCTAAGTCAATTAAAGAAAAGGATCTACATAACTATATTAAGTCAATTTATGATGGTGATATAGTTCAATCTTACAGAGATGGTTTAGAAATAGATATTTATCTACCAGAATTAAAATTGGGGTTTGAGTTTAATGGACTTTACTGGCACTCCGAATTATTTAAAGACAAATGGTATCATATTGGTAAGACTAACTATTTCAGAAACAAAGATATTAGAGTAATTCATATTTGGGAAGATGATTGGTCATATAGAAGAGATATAGTTATTTCGCAGATAAATAATTGGCTGGGGATTTCAAATAAAATATTTGCTAGAAAATGTCAAGTAAAAGAAGTAAAAGATTCTAAAATATCAAGTGAATTCTTAGATAGTAATCACATACAGGGATCTGTTAGATCTAATTTAAAACTGGGTTTATATTATGAGAATGAGTTAGTTAGTTTGATGACATTTGATCATTTTGAAGGTCGTAAGAAAATGGAAGATGGTAGTTGGAATTTAAGTAGATTCTGTAATAGATTAGACACCTCAGTCGTTGGAGGTGCTTCTAAATTATTAAAATATTTCATTAATAATTACCAAGTGAAAAGAATTATAAGTTATGCTGACCGAGACTGGAGTAGTGGTCAACTATACGAAAATTTAGGATTTGAAAAGATTATAGAATCTAATCCAGATTATAAATATATTATTGATAGTAAAAGAGTACATAAATCTAAATTTAGAAAGTCTAACCTAAATACTGAACTTACAGAAAGTAAATACATGAAAAAAAATCAAATTCAAAGAATTTGGGACTGTGGGAAAATAAAGTTTGAGCTAAAGTTCATTCTACCAGTAGAAACAACGATAGAATATTAAACTTTTTTATTAGTTGTTATATAATATTAAATCATTTGAGAGTAAAAAACACTCCTAGTGTCAAAAAATAATCCAAATATTATCTATTTAAATAATAAAGAGCTCTATATTGAGATAATAGTAAGTAAGACCCAAGGTCGACTAACGAGAAATGGTGAGAAAATGTTAGAACTACTTGCCAAAAAAACAATCAAAAAAATGAGATATTGGTCAAATGATGATAAATTAGACTGTTATCAATCAGGATTATTGGATATGTTTCAAAACTGGTATAATTTCAACGAAGATAAATCAGTAAATGCGTTCGCTTATTTTACTGAAGTATTTAAACGAGGCATAGCAAAGGGATATAATGAGTTATACAAGAAGAAAGGAGACAATGAACACCTTATTAAGCTTATATCTATAGAAGGATCCAATGATGGAATGGGACTACATTCAATCTAATTTTTAATTCATAGGGACAACTCTTCTGAAAATATATAATATCACTTATATGATAAAAGAAGAAGAAATAATAATAAACGGACATTCTAGTAATTATCTTTACTATAGAGAGCTAGGATATGATGTTTTAATTAGGAAACCTTGTCTTATTAAGACAAAGGACCTTATGAGAGGTAGTGCAATTAAAATAACGACAATATGTTCTGTTTGTGGAAATGAGAGTAGAAACACATTTAAAGACTATTATAACTTTACAAATGGATTGTTGGATGATTTCTATTGTGTTAAATGTAAGATAGTAAAATCTGAGAAAACTTGTCTATTGAAGTATGGAGTTAAGAATCCTATGCAAAATGATTTAGTTAAAGAATTATTAAAAAGTAATCTAATCGATAAATATGGAGTTGATCACTACTCAAAGACGGAAGATTTCAAAGTTAAATTCAAAAAGACAAGTAATGAAAAATACAACTGTGACAATCCATTCTCCAATAATGATGTTAAAAAAGAAATAAGGAAAACAAATAACAAAAAGTTTGGAGTTGATTATCCAATGCAAAGTGATGTTATTAAGGAAAAATCAAAAATATCATGTATTGAGAAATACGGACAGGAGACCTATTCAAAAACTGATGAGTGTAAAGAGAGGATAATATCAAGTAGTTTAGAAAACTATGGAGTTGATAATCCAATGAAATCAAAAATCATAAAAAAGAAAATTGTAGACAATTGCGTAAAAGAACATGGTGTAACACATCTCTCTAAGACCAAAGATTTCAAAATAAAAATTAAAAATCATAGAGAAAGGTTAACATATGAAAAATTTCAATATCTATTGAAATGTGATTATGATGTACTATCTTATTCTAATGAGAATTTTTCAATTTTTCATAAAGATTGTGGTTCTACTTTTTCAATTTATAAAGGACTGGTTATTGCTAGAAATAGATTGGGTGTTACTATATGCACGAGTTGTAATAAAATTGGTGTGCAATACTCATCAATTGAATCAGAGTTAATTAGATTTTTAAATGATAATAATATAAATTATAATCATAATGATAGAACGATACTCAATGGACAGGAATTGGATATATATCTACCTGGTCAAAAGATAGCTATAGAAGTTAATGGACTTTATTGGCACTCAGAACTTTATAAAGACAAAAAATATCACCTTAATAAGACCATTAAGTGTAATAAACTAGGTATAAATTTAATACACATTTGGGAAGATGATTGGAAAAATAAAAAGAATATTATAAAATCTATCATTTTAAATAAAGTTGGTTACATAAGAGAAAAGATTTTTGCTAGAAAATGTATAATTAAAAATGTTAGTTCAAAGGATTCTAGAAAGTTTTTAGATGATAATCATATTCAGGGGTTTTCTAGTTCATCTACTAAATTAGGGTTATATTATGATGATAAATTGGTAAGCCTAATGACATTTGGATATAGATACACAAATGGTAAATTAGAGTATGAGCTTATTCGTTTCTGTAATATTATTAATACTATAGTGATTGGATCCGCATCTAAATTATTCAATCATATGTTAAATAAAATTGATGTTTCAGAGATTATATCCTATGCTGATATATCAATTTTTAGCGGAAGTATTTATGATACATTGGGATTTGAAAAGAATTCACTATCAAGACCTAATTATTTTTGGGTAGTTGACGGTGTTAAAAAACATAGATTTAATTTTTCAAAAAAGAAATTAGTTAATAAAGGATTTGATCCAAGTAAAACTGAAGTAGAGATAATGCATGATAGAGGATATTATAGAGTCTTCTCATGTGGTCAAGAGAAGTGGACTTACAAAAAGTAAAATGAAATAAAAAACCACTCAATTGAGTGGTTTTTTAAGATTCTTATTCAACTTCTGAATAAACTGTTTGTAACATTCTAAGTGATACTTGGTAAGGGTCACAGTTGGAAGCCGGTCTTCTATCTTCAAAATAACCTTTTCCTTCAACAATTGCTTGTGCTGGAATTCTGATAGATGTATCTCTTGTAGAAAAACCGTAACTGAAATCATTGATACTTGATGTTTCGTGAGCTCCAGTTAATCTTTGATCATTGTGTAAACCGTAAACACTAATGTGTTCTTTTTGATACTTTTCTAATTTAGACATAGTTTCTTTAATGATATCTAAACCACCTTCTTCTCTCATTTCTTTAGTAGAAAAGTTAACGTGACATCCTGTTCCGTTCCAATCACCTTTTAATGGCTTAGGATGTAAAGAAACTTTTACATTATGTTTTTCAGTCACTCTTTGTAATAAATAACGAGAAATCCACAATTGATCAGATCCTTCTAAAGCTGTAACTGGGCCAATTTGATATTCCCATTGTCCTAAAAGAACCTCTGCATTGATACCAGAGATATCTAAACCAATCTCCATACACATATTCATATGTTCTTCGACAATTTCTCTACCAACTACATTATCTGAACCAATACCACAGTAATAGTCACCTTGTGGTCTTGGTGTTGAGTTTGGATCTAAAGTAAATCCTAATGGAATACCTTCACCAATTCCAAATGGATTGGATGGTTTGTGAGTTAATGTGTATTCTTGTTCCCAACCAAACCAGGGAAGATCTAATTTATTGCCCGAAATGATACCTAATTCATTAACTTTTTGAGATAACGTTCTTCTGTTGTTTGTTTCGTGTGGTGTTCCGTCTGGATTAAGAACTTCGCAAAAAACTAATTTGTTTAATCCTCTTCTGAATGGGTCGTATGTTACAAATACTGGTTTTAGTAAACAGTCAGTATTTTTACCTTTGCCTGATTTTGCTTGTGATGTTGAACTTCCGTCAAATGACCATATTGGATAATCAGATGGTCTGACTGAATTAATTTCTGACGTTATTTTAGTTTTACTTCTAATTTGTTGATGTTTTGAACCATCGATCCAAATATACTCTAGTTTGATAATACTCATAAATTATTTTTTTTTTATTATTTATTTTATTTCTTTTCTTAAACTTTGTTTAACTTAATCACTAAAATAAATACAAAAATTTAAAAATGAATAAAGTAATATTACAACTTTGGGAAGAATCTAATACCAAAGAGGGGTTTCTTAGTGATGGATGTTCATTACATTTAAATGTTAAAGAAAGAGATATTTGTGTATCTTCTATTTATAATAATAGACATAATTCAACTATTCCTAATCAATATGATAGAGTTGTTGGTCAGTGTATAGAAGTTTTTGTAGAAGATAAAATATTTAATATGATTATTGAAGAGAAGTCTGTTAAGATTAACGAGGCAGCTTTTCAAAATTTATTAAAATTTGAAGAAATAATATTTAACACCGATACTATATGATGATTATTTTATTTTACCTAATATCTATTTTATTTGCTTTTAACGAAGTTTATTATGTTTTTAATAAAACTAGACTAGATATTAGTATTAAGTCTTTAGATGTTAAATCTTTTAGTAGATTTGATATTCTACACTATGTTTTAAGACTAATGTTTTGGATTTGGATGATTATTGGTATTTGGTCATCTCAATCAAGTTTGTTTATATTTTTAACCATTTTACATTTAATTAGATTTCCATTTTATCACTTAAATAGAAAGCTTTATATTATATGGGATAATATTTTACCAAGTATATCATTTATCTTTATACTTATAATATTAGTTTATAAAATTAAAGGCTAAACTTTTTAAGATGTTGTTCAGTTATGATAATGAATTCATAACCTTTATTATTACACCAATTAATCATTGTTTCCCATTTGTTCTTATTCTTATAAGCCATTTTAAGATCATACTCAAAGTTTTTCAACTTCTTCATTCCATTCTCCGGAACGACTAGGTTACCTTCATTTAAGTCTTGAACCATCTTGTACTCTTTGAATGGTTTAACCTCTACAACGACTTGTTTAAGTACTCCATCAGAGTTTCTCATCTCATAGTAGAAGTCGGGATAGTAACAATGTTCTTTTACTTTGGTATCGCCATTATCAAAGTGTGTCATCTGATATGGTATTCTCATACATTCAGCACCCCATTTAGTAATGATTTTATTATTATCTAACCAAGTCATTATTTTCTTTTCCCATGAACTTCTATAATAAACACCACCTTGTGTATTTAATTTAATCACTTTGTCTTTATATTTTGGTATATAGTTACCTTGATTGTACTTAGCGTTATTTGGTTTTGAATTTAACATACCTTGGATTAGTTTATTTTATATATAAAAGAAAATAGATTTCCATGGGAAAATTAGTAGATAAAATAGGATTGAGAATGTTGGTTGATGGTGATGGGTTAGCTGATAACTTCAAAGATAACTCACTTAATTTCTATGAAAAATATCAAAAATCTGATAAAGATGTCAATTCAATTGATGTGAAGGATATCTTTCCAGGTGGTTTTTATCACTTTCACTACCAAGATGATTCTAACTGGATGAAGTATTCTCCGGTATTTGTTACTAGTTTTAAAAAGATATCAAATCAGATAATAATTTTTGCTGTGAATTTTAATTTTATTCCTTTAGAGGTAAGAGCTTCCTTATTAGATAATTTTATGACTGAAGAGGATTTTGAAAAAGATAGACTATTAGATGTTGACTATGAGGGTATGTATGCTGAGTTAATTAAATATGGTTTTGAATATGCTTTGGTTGAATATAATGCTATACAAATAAAAATTGTTCATAAAATAAGTGTAGAATCAGTTCCAAGATTTTTAATGTCTGCTCATCCTAAGAATAAATATGACCCTGCTAAGTTATTTGATATATGGAAAGCTAAAATAGGTGATAAGAGTGCTAGAAATCAAGAGATAATGAAGTCTATGATTGATGACTTTTATGATACAACAGGTCAAATTAATGAAAAGTATGTTTTGCTTAAGAATCATATTAAAAGAATACAAAATAGTGCGAAAAAATATGGTGGTAAATAATAATATATACACTATAAAAATCACAATTCTAAATGAAAAATTTAAAAAAATTTGAAGAACTTGATTACTCAACATATATGAGTGCTGCTGATAAAATGGCTGGATATGGTCAAGTTAAAAAAGCAGAAGAGGTTAAATCACATGCTAAAAATATGGCTATGTCAGTTATTAAAAATGTGAGGTTTGATATCTTAGTTGGTAATGTTAAAGAATTTCCAATGGCAAAATTTCATAGTGCTAGAATATTTAAATCAGGAACAGCTTGGAGTCTTCAAGTTATGTTTGAATCTGATGGTGGTTATACTCATAGTATAATGTCTAATGTTACAAATGATGGTGAAATTAGTTGGCAAGAAGGTAATAAATTTATGAATAGAAAATCTACAATTAAGTTTGGTCAACTTATTGAACAACTTTGTCTTTTTCAACCGGATTTTGTTGGATACTTAAAAGAACATAACTTAAATTCTGGAGATATTAAATTAATGCAAAGAACTTATTATTTATAGTCTATAAAAACCTACTAAAAAGTAGGTTTTACTATTTTTGGTGGGACTTTAAATTTTTAATATATAAACGAAATACTTATTAATAAATGGCATCATACAATCAATTTAACGCAGGTTCAGGTCAAACAAATTTCGCCTACACCAACAGTGCTGTTGAGAATAAAGGACTTTTTAATAGAATTTTAAGAGGTTTATCATCTTATGGTATGAACTATGATGACATGATTGTTAGAAATCAAGTTGGTATTGGTATTAATGAAGATCCATATGCTGCTAGAGGTAACTCAATGTATGATTTCTTCTCACAAAGAGCTGTAGCTTCTGTATTAAATAGAAAATCAATTCCTTACTTAGATAAAGCTTATGGTGATAAAAGAAGAATTCTAAGAGAGTATTCAATTAAAGATGAGATTAGAGATTTTGTTAGTTCATTAGCTGACGAGAGTATTGTTTATAACGATGAAAGAGATTTCTGTTCTCCTAAACCTTTATCAAATGATTACTCACAAGAGATTAAAGATAAGTATCAAGAATATTTTGAAAAGATTTATAATAAGTTTGGTTTTTCAGATAGTATTACCGCTTGGAATATGATGAAAGATTTTCTTATTGATGGTTATTTAGCATTAGAAATAATTTATGATGACAAAAAGAAAAATATTATTGGTTTTAATAGATTAAGACCGGATACTTTAGTTCCAGCATTTGAACCATCTATTGGTCACTTATGGATTCAGTTTCCCGAAGATCCTCAATTAAGAAGAATCTTTTTAGATTCTCAGTTAGTTTATATTTCTTATTCAACTCAAAATGATTATTCGGAAACATCTTATGTAGAAGGTTTAATTAAACCTTATAATCAATTAAAGATTCTTGAGCAAACAAGAGTAATGTTCAATATTATTAATGCTACAGTTTATCAAAAGTTTACTATTCCTATCAAAGGTTTATCAAGACAAAGAGCCGAAGAACAAATAGGTCAATTAATTAATGATTATTCAGAAGAAGTTGAATGGGATGATTCATTAGGTACATTAACTATTAATGGTGCTAAACACTTACCTTATAACAAACAAATTTGGTTTCCTGAAGGAGATGCTGGTACACCAGCTATGGAATTAGTTTCACCTGAAGGTCATAACTTAAATGAGTCAGATATGTTGACTTGGTTCTATAATGCCCTAAAAAGAGCCTCTAAGATTCCTTTTCAACGTTTTGATAAAGAAAATGGTGGTGGTAACTTAATTAATGACTCGGCTGATATGACGAGAGATGAGATTAAATTCTACAACTTTATTAATAGATTAAGAGCTAACTTTAAAGAAATTATTGTTAAGCCTTTGAAGCTACAAATGCTAATTGAATTTCCTGAGTTAAAACAAGATGAGATTCTTATGAATCAAATTGATATTAGTTTTAATTCAAATCAAGTATTTGAAGAATGGAAAAAATTAAATAACTTGGCTAAGAAAGCCGATATATTTGGTACTTTAGTTGGTATTATGAATGGCGAAAAACCTTACTTTCACGTTGAGTATTTAATTGATAATGTATTTAAGTTAACTCCAGAAGAAAAAGCCGAAAATCAGAAATACTGGGCCAAAGATGCTCTTGGTGTTGCTGGTGGAGGTGGAGGCGCTACTGTTGAAGGAGGTGGTGAGATGCCAACCGAAGGTGGTGAGATGCCAACCGAAGGTGGTGAATCCGCTCCAGAAGCTCAAGCCGCTCCAGAAGCACAAGCCGCACCTGAAACTCCTCCTGCTGGTGAATCCGGATCAGAATTTGAATTCTAAAATATACTATAAAAAGAAAACCTCTCAAATTTGAGAGGTTTTTTTATGATACCATTTTTGGATGCGTAAAGTAGAAAGACTTAACTTGATTATCTACTATATTTTGTTTGAGTTCTAATTCAGCTCCTGATTCAATTAAGTCTCTAATAACTTTCCCCCATTCAGTTGCTATCGTTTTAATTATGATTTCTAATTCTAAAACTTTATTACCTCTGAGTATAAACTTCATAAACTTTATAGCAGATGATGCTTTTTTAAGAATATCAATTTCATACCAGTCTTCATCTAAAACATTTACATACATAACACCGTTAGCATGACCTGATATATCTAAAGTAAATTCAATCTTTTTGTCTTCTAAAATAGAGTTTAATTTAATCTCCCTCTTATATTGAGACCAATTACTAAAATTAT